ATGCAGAGGGGGGGTGTCTTTTGGAGGGTACTCCCCCCCTCTGCAAGCGCCTCCTTCCAAGCGCTGTCACTCGTAATCAGTCTCTTGAACTTTCATGTAAAGTTCAGGAAACAGTTCAACGAGTTCATCAATCGCCAATTGAAGTGAATTGAATTGATCGAACTCACTAGCATCCGTGCTGCCCTGCCAGAGGCGGTCGAGGTAAGAACAAGTGTTGTAGCCAGCAAGGATGTCGTAGTGAAACCAATCATCGAACTGTGTGAAAGGACTGTATGGATTGTCCTTCGTGGTGATGGCCCATACTATCATCAGATACCCTCGTCCTTCATGAGGCGCACCACGGATGAAGCACTCATACCACAGGCCTCTGCGATCTCGTCGTTGGTGTAGCCCCGATTCTTGAACAGTCGAATCTTGGCCTTCTTAGCGGCTGAGACTGAGGCGGCGGCTTTGGGCGTTGCCAGAGCACGGACCCTGTCGGTATCGGTGTTCTGGATGATCTCATCGAGCATGTTGTGGGAGATGGCCCCCTCCTGAATGGCCTTCCACTCCCTGTCCGTGATCTCGATCTGGTAACGGCGGGCCCCTGTTCTGGCCCTCGCCTCACCCAGCATCCGCCTTTCCATCTTGGCCCGGGCGTCTTTGTCGGTGCGGAGCTCCGGGTTGTCCTGCAATGCGAGACGAGCAGCAGCATTAGCCACGACTTGAGCCTGTCGCTCCCTGGGCTTGGCGGCATAGGCCCGTTTCAATTTACCCTTGAGGGATTCGACCTCGGGGGCGTATTTGACCTTGGCCGCTTTCGACTGGGGGAGCTTTCCAACACGGAGGGAGGCAAGTCTCGCATCTCTCGCCATCTGCTTGAGGGCGTTGGCGTGATCGGCGTAGACCCCTTCCATCCTGGTGCCGGAGGAGAGGGAGCGGGCGTCCCTGACGGAGGACATCTTGGGGATGGTCTCCATCTCCGGGATCCACTTGTCGGTGGTCTCCCAGGTCCCGTCGGGCCTCTTGATCTTGGCGAAGTGCCCTCTTCCGGTGGGCACTCTGACGAGATCTCCCGTCTTCGGGTCGATGGCGCCGCCCTCACTGGCCCTTCGAGCCCTGGTCTGCTCCCGGTAAACGGGGGACTTGGCTCTGGAGACCAGGGTGGCTGCGCCGCCCATGGGTCCGCTCTGGTACTTCTTCCGAAGACCGGCGATGTCGTTGTCCTTCTCGGACTGCTGCCAATCGAGTTCGTGCTTGGCGGCGTCGATGACCGTCATGCTGTGTCGAACCGCCCTGGCGATCTCGGCCTTGGTCGCCCCTCGAATAGTCATGTCGGTGACGAGGTTCGAGACGCGACCCATCTGCATCTGGGTCTGCGGTCCCTTCTTCATCACCTTCATGCCCTCACGTTTGGGGTAGGCCCTTTTGGGGTCGTACCCCTCGAGTCCTCGAAGGGGCGGAGTCGAGCGGACCTTGCCGTCGTTGTTGGGCACGACGAGGACGAAGTCCCCATCGAAGTCCGCCCCCGACAGGCGTTCGGCCACGGAGTGGTGGACTCCGATGGCGTCCTTGGCGTTCTTCCCGATCCTGGCGATGGCCCTCTTGTGACGGTTGTTGACCGTGAGTTCCGGGATCTCGAATGTTCCGGCGTGCGGGTAGCGCACCAGAGCCACTCGTTCGCCGTGCTTGTAGTTCGGCGCGTAGACCTCGGTGGGCTTCATGCTCGGAACGGGGAGCATGACCTGGATGGACTGCCTGGGATAGGGGGCGGCCTGCAAGGAGACGGCCTTCGCGTCGCACTCGTCGGCGAAGGACTCCAGGAGCTTCTTCTTGATGACCGGGTTCGTGAGACGCATGATCTCGTCGAACTCGGCCCTCTGCTTGTCCCTGGTGACCTTGAGCTGCTTCTTCGCCTGGGAGAGGAGCTGCTTGCTGAGGTACTGCGAGGGGAGCGTTCGGGACCAGGCGTCCCAATCGCCCTCCTCCCTGACGTAGTTCAGCGCGGAGAGCTTGCTCTTCCCGGTCTTCGGATCCTTGTACTGGCGCTGCGTGACTGTGGCGCCGAAGGGGTTCCTGGGGTTGTCGGGATCGGCCGGCTTGAGGACCGTGTTGTCCTTCGGACCCGTCATGGGCGTTCCCCGCTTCTTATTGGTGTTGAAGCGGACGTCGACGCCCTTCGGAAGGTCGTCGGCGTACACGGCCATGCCCTTGAGGTAGTGTGTGCCGTCCACAGAGATGCGGACCTGCGCATACACGCCGTTTGCGATGGTGAGCTCGGGAACGCCTCGACGGAGCTCGATGACGCCGTCCATCTTGGAGCCGCCATCCTCGTCGTAGACCACCTTCACCCTCTTCGAGGAGATGGGGGTGGGCTTCTGCATGACGCCGGTGAGCTTCCCCCCGGTGTCGATGTGGACCATGGGCGCACGGATCTCCCCGATGTGCTCCATGACCTCCGACTTCTTCGTTCCGGGAGGGGTGAGCACCTTGAGAGTGGTGAACTTGCTCTTCCCGGTGCCGACCTGACGGATGAAGACCTCGTGGGACTCGTACCCCTCGTCCTTCAGCATCTGGACGGCGGTCTTGAGCTGGGTCGTGGAACAGTCCAAGGCGATTTCAGTGCCGAGCCCGTACTCGATGTACTTGTGCTCCTTGATGTTCTCCTTGAGCACCGCAGCGGCGGTCTCGGTCTTGGCGCTCTTGGCGAGCATGCCGCCCTCGGAGAGGGTCTTCGCCGTCGTGGTCGAGACGCCGAGCTTCTCCGCGATGGCGGAGTAGGACATCCCCTTCTCCCGCATCTGACGGGCCCTGGCGACGTCCCCCTCCCGCTTGGCGCTCTTGGCCGCGGTCTTCCTGGCTCGGAGCTCCGTGGTGTTCATCCCGAGCGCCTCGGCGACCTCGGTCTCCTTCATCCCCAGCTTCTTCTGGAGGCGGGAGACCTCGGCGAGGAAGTCGGTGGACGTCTGGTAGGGATCCTTGCCGGAACCCCACTTGTAGCGCCCGGAGTGCGGAGTGGAGCCCTCGTGGGGCCTTCCGGAATGCGCGAGATCACTCATCGACGGGGTCCCCCCTCTTCATCTTCTCGATGGCGGTGTCGAAGTCGACGATGGTGGCCATGATGGACGAGATCTCCTCGGGGTTCGGTCGAACCTTGAGGATCTCGTCATTCTGATAGATCCGGAGCTCGGAGGTGTACTCCGAAGGGGGGATCTCGTACTCCAGGGAGAAGAGTGCGGAGTACACCAGGAGCTGGTTGATGCTCGCGGGCGTGACGCCGGTCTTGAGGTCGTGCACGCGGAGGAGGGACGCCCTCTCATCGAAGAGGATGGCGTCGGCCGTCCCGAACGCGTTGACGGAGTAGAACAGCGGCTGCTCGGGCGTCATGCCGAAGCCAATGGCGTCGTTCACGTACGCGTTGATCGTGATCCTGTTCCGGGGCATGCGGATGCCGAGTCGGATGTGCTCCGCGGCGAGGGCGTGAAGCCTCGTGCCCAGGGCGGCGGCCTCGTGCCGGCGGAAGGCCTCAACAAGAGCGGTGGGATCGTAGTTGATCCAGTGATACTTGCTCGGAGAGAGGAAGGCGTGCATTCCCTCCAGCTTCGGATGCTGGTTGAAGATCACACCGCGTCCTTCGCAGCGAGGAAGGCCAGGTTGTCCTTGACCTGGCTGATGTTGCCCGGGAAGACCGTCCACGCCGTGTGGCGCATCTTCCGGAAGCGGTCGAGGTAGTACTGCTGATTCGGCCTATAAGAGGAGGGGGAGGGACGGGACCGCTTCACCTCGAGGAGGACGGTAACGCCTCCGGGGAGGAAGACCGTGAGGTCGGGGATGCCCTGACGCGCCGTCGCGTCGTTCTTCAGGCAGATGCCGCCGAGCTGGCGTTCGACATGGCGGACGATCTCGTCCTGGATCAGTCCTTCGGGATTGCGCTTCGACATGATTCTCCTTTCCGTCGAAGACGAAAGGCATGCCCTTTGCGATGGGCAAAAGGGCGGTACCTTTCACTATGACCCATGTGTTTAAGACCCAACTACCGAATGTCAATGAAGATTTGGGACGATTGGGACTGATGTATACTGGTGTATATGGGTGTTAAACTTTCGGAGGGTCATTAGATGAACTTTGCTTGAATATGCTCAAACAGCGTTGAAGTGACTAATGCGGCCACTGAGGAGGATGAGGCGAATTGCCACTTTTCGTTGCAATTCCAACGTTTCTGATGTGGAGTGTGATTATGACTATGTGTGAACCCACTTTTGGCCCACTTTTGGCCCAGTTTGCGTTACAAAGTGGGCCAGGACTTTTCGTTGGAATTGCAACGTTTCGTCTCGTTTTGGCCCACTTTTGAGGAAAATGGCCAAAAACTTTTTTGAAAAGATACGCCGTTGCGGAGGCTTCGTCACGCCCAGATGTGGCGTAGATCACTATATATACTACTCTATCTTTTTTAAAACTTTATAGGGTATATGCTCAAAAGTGGGCCACGACATCGAGATTTCGTTGCAATTCCAACGAAAAGTCCTGGCCCACTTTACTGGGCCATTGGCCCACAAAAGTGGGCCAACCCTCACTGACATTCCGGCGAAATCACATTCCACGCACACCAGCCCCATCTGTCACTTCCGTACCGTTACCGTTTCGTTACCAAACCGTTACCAAACCGTTACATTACGCCGACAGCGAACAGCTCCCGAACTCCTCGTCGAGTAACACCAACCCCATCCGTCACTTCTTCGCAAAAACCCTGATCCGTGTGAATCAGGGCGACAGACCTTCTTGAGGTCACTTGACGGTCTTGGCGACCCTCTTGAAGACGACGGTCTGGGAGAATGCCATCATCGCATACGGGTACTTGTACCGACGGTCGAGAGAGATATCCCCCCACTGGCTGTGCCAGGTGAGGATGCCGTTCTCGAACGAGTGGCGCTCCCCGGCCATCACCTTTCGGGCCATACGGTCCTCCAGGGCGATGGTGAGGTTCGCGACGATGTTCTTGCCGGTCCTTCCCTTCTGGATGAGCCAGAGGAGGTACTCTTCGGTGTGGCACCAGGCCATTGCGACGATGTAATCCTGCCAGAGCGATCCCGTGTTGGGGGTGCCGAAGGCGAAGATGTCGGGCATGGTTGTGTCCTTCCAAGTGCAGGTGCTTGTCACTATGGCCCATGGCGAAAACGCATGCCCCGTGTGGGGCATGCGCCTGAGAGTGATCAGTTGAGGGGCTTGACCTCCTCGATGTTCCATCCGTACAGCATCGCTTCGGTGTCCTCGTCGAGGTCGTACGCAGACACGAGCCTGGTCCGGATCTTCTTGAGGGAGACCAGCATGCGCTCGTAGGCGACATAGGCGGTCTTCTCGTCCCTCATGTACGCGGGGCGCACGATGGGGCGGAAGAAGACGTCGTCATCCATGTCGGTGAGCTTCATCGCGGGTCCGTAGAAGTCACGGGCACAGGTCGCGTCCGCGAACTCTCGGAACGAGAGGTGGACGATGTAGTCGGTGCCGGAGAAACGGATGTTGCAGAGCATGGGGGTGTCCTTTCTGATAGGGGGTATCTCACTATCCCCCATGCGAAAAACTCATACCCCTTGCGAGGTATGAGCGAAGGTCTCAGCTGAATCTGAGGAGACCGTTCACGTAGACATAGGCCCAGATCTTGCGGTGCCTGGGGGACAGCTCCTTCGGGAACGGGACGTAGTAGGGGAAGTCGTCGCTACTCTCGGAGACGTCGACGTACGCCCACTTCTCGTACATGCGGATGGACTTTCCGAGCAACCCTCCCGCGGCCAGATTGCTGGCGGCGTAGAGGGGGGCAAGGTAGAGTCGCTTCCACAGTGGGAGGCGGGAGTACGAGCGCAGTCCACGAAGGGTGCGACGAAGGTCCTTCTTGTCCACGTCGAAACGGAGGATGCGGTCCCGGTACTCGGCGCGGCAAGAGCCGCAGAGCCAGTGAAGCATGTTCATGACGGGTTCCTTTCGGGTAGGGATTCCTTCACTATGACCCGGGCGAAAAAAGGTAGCCCGTGCGGCTACCGAGCTCAGCTCAGGCGTAGGGGTTGAGTGCCATTGAGTTGAGCTCGTGCAGTGCACGGGCGCCTTCCTCGGTGAAAGCGTTGATCATATCACGCAGCTCCTTCTTCCGGCCGATCCTGAAGATCGAGAGGGACTCGAGCTCCTCGCGGGCTGCCTTGGTGGCAGACGCGAGAGTGTCGAGCCTCACAATGAGGATGCGGGCGCGGGGGGACAGCTTGATGGTGGTGTTCATGATGGTGGTCCTTTCGGATAGAGGTGGTGGTTCACTATCACCTTTGTTAAAATTGTGGTTTTTGGTACGCGATTGGCGAAAAACGAGAGCCCATGCCGCTTGTGGGCATGGGTTGAGGGTCAGATGTTGACTTCCCTCTTCATCTTGGCCAGTTCCAGGGCGAGGACCGCGTACGGCCACCTCTCCCGGTGGGAGAGGACGAGAGGACGCACGGGGGTGAGCCACACAAGGCGGTGGTCCGCCGTCCAGGTCTTCGGTTCGTGTCTCATCGCGAACTTCGCAAGGATGTTGATCGCGAAGAAGTAGATGAAACGAATCGGAGAGTGGAGACGGGCCCTGCACTGCGTGAGCAGGCACCACAGTTCGTCCTCGTCGAAGTCCCTAGCAAGGGAGGTGACGAAGTCGATCCAAGATGCGGAAATGGTGTACATGACAGGGGTGTCCTTTCTGATAGGGGGTATCTCACTATCCCCCATGCGAAAAACTCATACCCCTTGCGAGGTATGAGCGAAGGTCTCAGAGGATGTTCCTCATGAGGCCACTGAGGTAGACGTAGATCCAGTAGGACCTCACGAGACGTGAGACGTCCTTGGGGATCGGGACGAAGAGCGGGTTCTCGTCCACGAGGATGTCCGCGTACACCCCGCCCTCGGCCGGGCGGATCCATCCGCGCATCTCCCAGCGCAGCCTCAGCGAGGTGATGCCGGCCAGGAGGAGCCAGTGGATCCGCCGCCAGTCGTGGCGGGAGTGACGGAAGTTCTCGAGGAAGAGAACGATGAAGAGCTCGTCGTCCCATCCGAAGACGGACATATTGTCCTGAGCGATCTTACGGCGCCCACGGTCGAGCCAGTGGTTCATGACGGGTTCCTTTCGGGTAGGGATTCCTTCACTATGCGCCGTGCTGGAACCTCGGGTACCCCCGGTCGCTGTGGTTCCGGCTGACGGACCAGACGTTCCCGGGCTGCACCCAGTCCCGGATCTCGTCCCAGTCGAAGGGGCAGCCGACGGCGCGCTTCCCCAGCTTGTCCATGGCGCTCATGAAGTTGTTCTTCACCCTCATGGCCCTCCAGATCTCCTCCTCCCTGTCCTTGCCGTTGCAGTGAGCGGGGCGGAAGTGGACGAAGGACGTCCACCGCACGTCCGTCACGGGGAAGTAGTGGAAGACCCTGGTGAGGGCCGCCTCCTCGCCCTCGGTGAGGTAGGCGCCGAACTGGCCGGCGTCCGTCCAGAGGTAGACACCGTTCGTCATCTCGTTGTCGCGCATCATGTTCTCCTTTCGCTGTGCGCGGTCTCAGCCCTTCCAGGCTGACTCATTGAACCTCCCCTTCCTCGCCTGGCAGTCCATGATGGCCCTGCCGATCGACGAGTCGGAGAGGAGTCTGTGGCAGTACAGCGTCCTGTACGCGGTGTTCATGCGGTCGATGCGTCCGAACGCCTGTTCGGCCATCCACCACGAGTACGACGGGGAGTAGAACATGACCGTGTCCGTCGACACGCAGTTCCACGCCTCGCAGGACGAGTAGTGCACGATGTGGAAGTACTCGTCTGAATCGGGCACGGGATCGTGCCTGTGCCCGTTGCGCTCGGTGACCGTCCGACCGAGCTCCCTCCCGATCTCGAGGAGGATGTCCCGCTCGTACTCCCAGGAGTAGAAAACCAGTATCCTGGGCGTCTCAGAGACGATCTGACGGGCTTTCTCCCGCCGATCGTGGGAGGTATTGACTATGCGCTGCTGGACCCTGCAAAGGGCCGCTGCGTCCCTCTGAGGGGCATCCTCGTAGGGGTCCCACCGCTTCTTGGTCATCTTCTCGTAGAACTCTCGATCGTAATCGCACCAGTGATCCACGAAGCGGCGCTCGGTCGCACGATCGTCCCCCATCTCCACGAGCAGACGGGAGCGCAGTCTCCGCAATCGGGCCTCGTTGACGTACCGCTTGATCTTGGGGTACTTCGCCCAACGGTCCCAGATCACGTGCTTCTCGTAGAAGTCGGTCTTGTTCTCGTACCAGCCGTTGGCGAGGAACAGGGACAGGTAGTCCTTCCACGAGTCCCCGGGCGTCGCCGAGAGCATGATCCAATCGTTCTTCGAGGAGACCTTCAGGAAGTTCTGAGCCCACTTCCCGGATCCCCTCAGCTTCTGCTCATCGAACACGAAGAAACAGCCGGTCCTGTCCTTCACGTCCGAGATCTTGTTCCAGGACACCACCTCGAAAGGAGCCTCATAGGCCCCCATCTTGGCGATCTCCGCCTCCCACTCCATGGAGTCCCGTTTCGCCGGAGTGGTGACCACGACGAGAGCACGATCCGGGTGCGCCCTCCGCCAATAGGCGACGGCCGTGATGGACTTGCCGGAGCCCACCCCGCCCATGAGGACGCACCCGTCGTGCATCTTGTTCAGCGCCTCACGCTGCTTCGGTCGCAGCCTCACCCTCGATGGGGAGGTCATCGGCACTCGCGTACTCGAAGTGATACGTGGGGTTCTTGTAGACCCCCCTCAGGGTCTTGCCGACCATGCTGGGGGAGAGGAAGAGGGCCTCAGCGGCCGCGGACTGGGACGGGTAGACGACCCCCGTCTCAAGGCACCTGACCGGCCCCCTGCGCAGCCGCCTCCGCTCGGGAGGGTCGCCGTCCTCGCTGGGGGACCAGTCGGCGGGGAGGTCGCAGCCGAAGACCCTCTCGACGAGGCTCTTGAGGTCGTGCTCCTCCCCGTGGTACTTCACCATCCACTTCCCGTCGACCCGTCTGGGGCGGATGTGGCGCGCGCCGCGGAGGTGCCAGGCCCTCCCCTTCGAGGAGAGGATGACCTCCCCTCCGGCAACCCGCTTGAACTTCTCCTCACTCATGCCAGGCCCTTGACGGGAGCGAACGCGAGCCCCTCGCCGGCGGTCTCGCCGTTCTTGACGAACGACGGAGACTTCCAGCCGTTCCAGAGAACGATCCCCCCGTGGTCCTTGACGTGGAGGTTCACGTCCTCACCGAGCCCGGCTGCGGAGATGGTCGTGAGACCGTCCTCGTGCGAGATGGACGAGACGCGGGGGTCCCGGGCCATCTCCCGGAGATCCCCCACGGTCTGAGGGGCGTAGTAGCGCCCCAGCGTCCTCCCGGGCACGGTGACGACGCGGCAGCTGTACCCGTCGAACCCATGGACGTACGCCTGGTCGCCCTTGAAGGACCAGTGCTCCCCGTCCTTGCAGACGACGTCGACCCCGAACCCGCGGCGGATGTAGCGCATCTCGCCCCCGATGAGAACGACCACGACATCGTCGTCCTCGAGGTCGCGGCCGATCACGAAGGGCGTCTCCGGGAGCTCGAAGAGGTCGCGGGCGAACTCCGACGGACTCTCCTTGCTCCCCCGCCTGAGTGAGAGGGTCTTGGTGGGGTTCTTCTGGATCACGTCGGCGCTGCTGACGCCGTAGACGGAGTTCAGGACCTTCTTGATGCGGGTCCTCTCCGTCTCCATCTCGTTCTCGCGCCCGGACTGATCGTACTTCGCGATCAGCTCCCGGTAGGAGCCGATCTCGATCTCCCCGAAGACGCTGCGGTGGAGCCCGCTGTCAGGGGTCACCCGGAGGTTCTCGACGATGATGTCGTGCTCGTCGTCCCAGATGGAGACGGTCCCCTTCTCGCAATCCACCTTCACGAGGCTCGTCCAGAATCGGGACGAGATCTCGCGCAGCTCGCGCAGCTCGTAGAGGTTGTAGATGACTCCGTTGGGCTCCCAGCCGCTCCGCCACTCCTCGCTCTCGGTGAACTTCGCGGACCCCCGCGAGAAGGAGAACCTAGCCCGGGGGCTCTTCGAGGGGATCTCCCCCTTCTCGTCCAGCTCGACGACGCGCTCCAGCTCGTCGCCGGGGCGGATCACCCGGTCGTAGACGGACCTGCGGGTGAGGCACATGGCGTCCTTCTCCTTCTCACAGATGACCATGAGCTGCACGCCCTTCCCGTCCTCCGTCACGAACCCCTTGGGCATGACGGGCCACTTCCGCATCTCCTCGAGGAAGACCTCGGGAGAGCTGTCGACCCCCCAGGTGACGCTGGCGTGGTTCTCAGTCGCGATGGCACAGCACTTCATGATGTTATCCTTTCTGGTCAGTGCTTGTCGAAGACGAACTTGAGCCCGAACCGCTCCTCGAGCTCGTCGCCGCTTCCGGCCGCCCCGGGGAAGACCCCGTGGAAGCCGATGCGGTCCGAGAAGATGAGGACGTCGGAACCGTTGTACCAGGTCCACCGGGTGCCGTCGACGACGATCGTCATGACTCCCTTGGTGGGGTTGATGGTGATCTCGCTCACTCCGCGCTCCTCGTAGAGCCTCCAGAGCTCTCCGAGGTTGACGCTCTGATAGAGGCGTCCCTTGCCTCCGGACTCGGTGGTGTAGTTCAGGACCGCCATGATGTCTCCTTTCCAAGACGGTAACGTGGTCTCTTGATCTTCCCCGCGACGGTCATGCTGACCATCGACGGGCTGATTCTGAGCGCCTCCGCCGCGGCGCACATGTTCTTGTAGACGACACCGGTGTCCAGGTCCTTAACCGGACCCCGGTACTTCTTACGACCGAACGGCGGCTCGGTCGATGTCGGCGGCGTCCAGAACAGGTCGAGGTCCTCGCCGTGGAGGAGCCGGACCAGATCGTTGACGTTCTGCCACAGGCCGCCCCAACGGACGTGCCAATCGAACCCCTTGCCGAGATCGAGCATTCGGGGTTTGAGATACGCGGACGCCCGGACGGACCACACACGCCCCATGTTCGAGACGTATGCGAGCCCGTCCGGGGTCTCCACGAAGACTTCGCCGATCACTCGGTCATCCAGACGAGGTGGTAGACACCGTCCTCCTCCACCATGGCCTGGTTATCGGCGAGGGCGATCTTGTCCGGGTGCTTGTACGACGGGACGATCCAACTGACCCCAGGGAAGATCGTCCACCATCCCTGCGGGCCGACGCGTCCGACGAACCCCACGTCCTCGATCCTCATTCCGAAGAGCCTGAGGATCTCCGGGATCCTCTCCGTCTCGCCAGCGGGGACGTAAACGGCGATCGTTGTCTCGTCCATCGTCAGAACCCCCACTCGAGGTCCAGCTCATCCGGCACGACCACGACGATCATCTTGCGGATGTACCCGCTGACCCCCATGCGGTGGTGGTAGTCGGCGAACGAGACATCGACCCGAGCCACGCGGGCCGTGTCGATGTTGCCCACGGTGTCGGCCGTGAGCTTGATCTGCTGACACTCCCTGGGGTCCTCGCCGGGAGGGCACGGGACCATTCGGATGTCGGGATCGGCGAGACCGCCGAAGGAGCACTTGAGGTTGAGGTAGTGCTCCGGGACGTACTCGACGTCGTCCTTCGGCTTCGTGGTCTTGACCCTGAACCCCGCGTCGAGGAGCATCGCCGCGGTCTCCTCGTCGAGAACGATGTTGCAGTTGGGCTTCTCCCCCTTGGGATTGAACTGACTGGGAGCCCCAGTGAAGTTCGTCGCGAAGATGAACTTGGTGTTCTTAACGGTATACACGGTCGCCATGTCACCGGTTCCTTTCGATCGTGGCGTTGAGGATGATGTAGACGAGGATGCCTGAGACACCGAGGCCGATGCAGGCCCCGATGAAGCCGTGTATGAGCCATCCAAGGCTCATACAGAACGTGGTGGCCCCGAACCCGAGAAGAGCCGCTGAGACCATGACCATGAGGACACACCCGGTCACCGATCTCTTCGTGGGCCTCGCGGTGCCCTCCTGTAGGAGAATGGCGCCGATCGTCATGAGCACAAGCTCTCCCAGGAGAGCGAGAGGATGGAGCATTTGTGGTTTCCTTTCGTTCGATCGTATGAGATACCCGCCCCGAAAGGCCCATACACCGGGTGGTGTATGGGGATGAGAGTCACTTGCGGGGGCTGTTGTCAACGACGATGACGTTACCGCGAACCGCCTCTCGGACGGCCCTTCCTCTCTTGCCCATGAGGACAATGGAGAAGAAGATGCCGACGAAGAAGATAGCGGTCTTCACGATAGCCATAACGAAGTCGATCATGACGGGTTCCTTTCAAGGGTGGGTATCTCACTATCCCCCTTGTTAAAATTGTGACTCTAGCGCTGGCGCATCTCGCGCACGAAGATCCAGATCAGCCAGAGCCCTCCGCTGAACATCGTCAGGAGGGCGTCTCCGATGAAGTTCCAGAATCCGTATCGGCGCATGTCTCTTCCTTTCTCTCGCCGTTGATGAACTCCTCGGCGTCCCCGTATTTGGAGATCGCCGCGTACGCATCGTCCAGGAGCTTCTCCGCGTACCTTCTGTCGACGAAGGACATGGGGTCCCTGTCGCTCTCCTGAGCGTACCGCTCGATCACGGCGCGCTCCTCCCAAAGATATCCCTTCGCCCCGGAGGCAGAGACGAACTTCTCATCCCGCTTCACCAGGAGGGCGCCGCCACCGCCCTCCTCGTTCACGGGGATGAACTCTCCGACCCGTCCGACGAACCGCCTGTCGGGCGCCTCCTCGGTCCCGTGGTCGATGTAGAACGTGCCTTTGATCACCTGCTTCTTCTCGACGAAGTCCTCAAGACGATCGGGTCGTCCTTCGCAAAGGTGGTTGTACACGTAGGGCTGCTGGAACTGGGCACCCGTGGCGTGCCAGCCAGTCTTGTCGTGGGCGAGGTACACGGCACGGTTCACGAGGCACACGCGATCGTACGTGGTCTCGTGCTCGAACGTGTACCCCCACCTGCGCCCGTACTCGTTGACGAACTCGATGATCTCCGGAGTCGCCTCCGCGATCTTGATGGAGTCCGTCTTGATGTGGACGACGGTCCCGCCCCGCTCCTCGACGGCGTGCTTGAGGTCGATCATGAACAGAGCGCCCCTCTTCGCCACGATGTTGTCAGGATTGTTGGCCGGGTCCATGCCGTTGCAGCGCGTCGGGAACCTCGCGGAGGTGAGCCCGTACACGCTGTTGATCGCTATCTTCAGAGAATATGCGAGCGCCTTCAAATCGCCCTCGAGGAAGGGCTTGAGAGCCCCGTCAAGGGCCTTTCCGGCCGCGTCCATATCCCCGTGCTTGATCGCGATCCTGGCGTCCACGATCGCCTTGAAACGCGCCGTGTAGGTGTCTCCGAACGCGTTCAGGGCGATGAGCGAGTGCGGGTGCATCGACGCGATGTCGAGCAGTGCCACGTTCCTGTAGATGCCCGGTTTCGCGTGGACGTATCCGCCCTCGCCCGGATCTTCCCCCCTGTACGATGACTTCCCATAGGAGAACTCGTACCCCGGGAAGTCCTTCGAGAGGTCCCGGTGGTGGAACGCCGGACGCCGGTCATTCCCGAATATGATCTGCTGGGTGCACTGGTTCGTCGTGTGGTTGACCGTGAGCCCCGCCACCTTCGCCAGAACCTGTCGCGCCTCCCAGTCCGCCTCGAGATGGTGGAACACCTCTCTCGTGGCCCGAACGTCGTTGGCGCAGTACTCGATCACGTTCTGGAGAATATCGTCGGGGACCGGCTCGTCCCAGGGATGGTCCATCTCCTTGTGCGGAAGGCCGAGCTCGATCTCCCACGCCTTGAGGGACTGCTTCTTCGTCGAGAAGTCGTACACATCCGTGTACGACAGGTTGTACGCCTCGATGAACGTCGCGTTCCTGTCGTTGTGGACGAGTCTCTGAGACAGCCGGTAGCACGACGCCACGGACTCGCCCAGATACCGGGCGTAGATCACGTGGTTGTCGTACTTGCGGTTGTTGACCCCGACGAGTTTCTTCTGAAGAAGCCTCTCGATCTCCTCCTTGGAAGGGTTGACCATGGGGACGACTTCGGCGCCGTCGCGGTCGACCATCCAGCAGACGAGGAGCAGGTTGGGATAGACCTCGATGTCGAAGAAAACGATGTCGTCCGTGCTCGTGTTCTCGATGGGTTTCGAGGTGTACTCCCCCTTCTCCACATCCTTGCTGCGCATCTTGAGATGCGTGAGGATCTTGAGGCACTCCTCCTTCTGGTTCGTCGACTGCATGGCGAACCACATGATCTTCCCCCGCATGTCGCTGACGTCGTACGAGAGATCGCTGTTGTAGGCATCGTCCAGGATCTTCTTGATGAAGTCCATGGACGGTTTAGTCGCCGGATGAATCTCCTTCCTGAGGTTCCGGATGATCAGTTCGCGCAGCGCCCGTTCGCTCTTGACCTGCGCCTGGTCGAGCACCTGCTTCTTCTCCTTCCTCGGCAGCGCCCCCGGGGAAAGAGTCGCCACCGGCATGCCGTTGCAACCGTTGAGCATCCTCCGAAGGCTCGCCCGTCCTCGGAAGGTCTTGATCTCGATCCCCTCGGAGTACTCCGGAGAGAGCTCCGAAATATCGCCGGAGTATGTGTAATGCAGATGAACGCCGGCGCCGCTCTTACTGAACTCGGCGTAAGTGGGCGGGAACCGGCTCGCGGCCTCCAGGTTCAAGGCGCGGTCCTTCGCCCCGTCCTCGCCCCGGATGTCGAGGTCGATCACCACGTGGTCCAGCGGCGGTCGAACGAAATGAAGACGATGCGGATCGAGCTCCTTCAGAGTCGTTCCGACGTCGTCCCATTTCGTGGTGGGATTCCCGTCCTCGCCCGCGTACTGGGCCGGGCGATTCGCGAGAATATCATCCAGCGCGCCCTTCTCCTCGTCGAGGGAGAGCCAGTACTTCTCCTTCGCGAGCTCGGGCGTCTTCTCCCGTCCGTTGAACTTCTCGTCTCGGAAACCGGTGTAGTAGTTGCGAACGCGTTCGTCGCCGTCCCGGTAGCGCTCGTGGAACTCCCTGAAGTAGTTCTTGAGCTCCTCCCGGAACCTGTACTTCGGCATCCGGTACTCGACCAGGGCCTCGTCGCAGTACTTCTTGTAGAGGTCGTACGCCCTCTGCAAGGAGACCCCGTCCTGGATGTCGAACTGGACGTCCTCCACGAAGTTGTAGAAGACGTCCGTTTTCAGGATCATCTCCGTCGGGCGATAGGGGTCGTAATAGTGAGCCCCCATCGACCGGAACACCTCCCGGCAGTGATGGGCGATCGCCCCGAGCTCCTCCGGGATCCTCTTCTGGATCGCCATGTACTCCTCGGCCGGGAGTCTCCGCCCGCTCGGCGTCACGTCGATGAGTCGGCGGATGATGCCGCTCTTCGCGTCCGTGATCTTAACCGGTCGGTTCGTCGCCATCCAGAGGAACGCGTTGGCCCTCGCCGAGTAGGACGCCTTGTACTTCTCATTCATGATCATCTCCTCGTGAGAGATGATGCTGTTGAGCTTGGTGTTGTCCTCGATCCTGGAAAGATCCCCGTCGTGCTGGATGGCGACGAGGGGATTGGTGCGGAACACCTCGGTGGCGAACGCGTTCTGCGACGACCCGAGGGCCTTAGCGTCGAAGGTCGTGCAGTAGCCAGCGAATAGCTGCTGCACGATGTTGAGCACCGTAGACTTCCCCGCCCCGGCGGAGCCGTAAAGTACGATGAACTTCTGAATATCCTTCGACGCCCCCTCCACGATCGAGCCGATGCACCACTCGATCTTGGTGCGCTCGTCGGGATCGTAGAGGGTCACCATGAGCTCGTCGTATGCGGAGATGTCCCCCACCTCCAGGGCGTACGGAAGCCGTCGACTGGCGTACGTCGCCCTGGAGGTGGGTGTGTTGGCGAAGACGAGAGACGAATCGAGGTCGATCGAGCAGTCCCCGACGTTCTTCAGGAACGATTGGAACTTCATCCAGTGGCCACTGGAGAAGTCGCTCAGGAGCTCTCCGACGATCGGAGTATCGTCGTCGGTCTCCTTCCGGAGTTCCTCGACCGTCTTCAGAATATCCGCGTCCACGAAACGAGCGACGTCGTACTCGTCCCGCGACCACAGCCCCTTCTCCTCGTCCCATACCGCGTAGAAGGACTTCCCCCGAACCATCAGGTCGTTCGAGCGACCCACCCGATAGTCGGGGTACACAGCGATAGTGCCGTTCTTCCGCTTGCGCGTGCGCAGCGAATAGAAGTCCATACGCGTTCCTCTTTCAGTCGTCCAACCACGCCATCGCCTGATCCCACAACGGGATCCGTCGCATGTCCGTGATCAGAACATCATCGATGTAGTGCTCCCGGGTGATTCTGAAATACCCCCCGCTTCCGTCCGCTTCGTACTGCATGGCGGTGATCTCGTGCACGCGCTTCCTGACCTCCCTCACCGCGAGGGGGTTTCCGAAGGCCTCCTCGTCGTACTTCTTCAGTCCCGCGTTCCGGAGCATCGACCAGAAGTACCAGAGCGGATCGGATCCGTCGTCCGCCTCGTACAACCGGAAGGCGAATACGTACAGGACCTCGAGAACCGACGGGGGTTCGAAGATCTGCACGCCCTTCTCCTCCCGAAAATATAGGACGTCGTCCGTGCGGTTCCGGTCGCCGAGATTGCGCGACCGGAATGGTTCTCCGGCGAGTATCTCGAGGAGGGTGATGTGGTCGCCCCGGGGATCGACCGTGTCCAGGATCTCCTCGTAGTACTCGACCTCGGCATCAGTCATACCACGCCTCCCCGTACTCATCGGGGACGATCATGACGCGAACGGGAGTGTCCTGCCCGTTCTCCCCGATCTCGGCGTAGCGCGCCTCGGCATCGCCCTGGAACCATTGTGCGAGGAATGCTCGGAGGGCGGGCTTCTCCGCCGAAATATCCTCTCCATCCTCGTCGTAGAGGACGTCGTGAGCGGCGTCGTACTTGACGTCCCACATGCCCTCGTCGACGGGATCGTTGGACGAGTTGATGAACTCGTAGTCCTCGATCGACAGCCCGTCGATGTCAGTCAGGGTCTCGACCTCGGACGGAGGCTCGTCGGAGGGGGCGTACTCCTCGACCAGATCGTTGTACTTCTCGGGAACCTCCTTCTTCGGAGGATCGACCTCGGCCATGCCCTCGCAGACGAGGGCCTTCACCTTCGGCGACTCCTCGAGGAGCGTGAGCCTGGCCTCGAGCGCGGCCATCCGGTCATCGAGGTGCCACGTGAGCTTCTCGTTCTCCTCGAGGCGTTTGGGAATATCCCGCATGACGGCCACCGCCGCACTGACGCCCGCGGCGACTCCGATGAGGCCGGTGACGATGAGCTTCCACGGCATCTCACTTCACCTCCGCGGTGATCAGGTTCGAGTCGGCGTTGAACGCGAGCTCCCACCACACTCGAGGGTCGGCGTCCTCGAGCGGCTCGAACCTGCGCTCGATCCCGAAGTCGACCACATCGTCCTTCAGCCACCCCATGACGGCCCCGAGCCTGGTCCGAGGCATGCCCAGCATGTCATACACCTCATTGAGGAACAGGTGTCCGTACCGCTCGAGCCTGTCATTCGCGTAGTGCTCCATGCTCTCGAGGAACAGTTCGTTCGTGGTCTGCGAGTCCGTCCAGTTGGGGTTGGACGGCATGAACGCCCAGTTGTGCACGTCCGCGTCAGGCAGCACGTGGCGAACGGCCTCCCGCAGCTCGGCCTTGACCTCGGGGTGGGTGTGGGGACGGTTGCCGTCCGGGTCGGTGATCTGCTGGTACTTCTCCAGCATACCGGCCTTAGTGGACGCGAGGGCGAGGGCGCTGGAGAGCCCGGAGATCCTCTGGAGCATCATACCATGCCCCGCTGAGATCATGGCGATTCCCGCCGTCGTGAGGACGATCGTGGGGGCGTACCTGCGTGCGGTGTTGATGATGAGACGCCACTTGGCGGCGTCTCTCTTCTTCTCGTCGCCCTCGACCTCCGCGAGGGCGAGATCGGTGATGACGGGCTCACTCACCTCCTCGTGGTAGCGGAGGGACTCCTTGACGGCGGTCGCGGTCGCGCCGATCATGGCGCAGACGCCGCCCGCGGTGAGGATGGTGGGCGCGTTCCGGACGAGGAACAGCGTCGTGACGCCGATCCCCCTCGCGATGGTGACCGGAAGTGACATGGTTGTGTCCTTTCGTGAGAATATGACGTGTTGGACGGGGCGCCCACGATCTCTCGCAGGCGCCCCGTCAATCGGTTATCGTAGGAACTCGGGCTGCGGCAGGTCGATGACGAACCCACCGCGAGAGCGTCGCACACCGGCGAAGCTGAGATCGCGCCAACCCCATCGCTGATCGACGGGCTTGACACTGACGCCGCTCTTGTCGTACAGGTCGCCCAAGGTGACGGTCCCGTACTCGGAGATGGCGTCGATCAGATATCGCAGGACGGCCCCAGCGTCCTCTCTCGAGGAGTACTCGAGATCCTTGTACGAGGGACGCTCGTTCGAGGGCGCCGCCTGCTGCTCCTGTGCGGCTCGGGAGGGCGTGGAGAAGGACGTGTAGTTCGTCCTCTCCGTCCACCCCCCGCCCCGGCGGATGGGGACGACTCGCCCTCCGACAGGCGGCCTGTTCCCTCCGCGGTCTCCGTAGATCGCCCGATCCACGGCGCTCGTGGCCGTGGTGGCGATGAGATCCTTGATCTCCGGGAGGAGGACGTCGAACAGGACGTAGGAGCCCAGTTCGACCAGCGACGAGGCGAAGACGCCCCTCAGGATGCGCTTCCCCGGAGAGGTGACGACCCTCGCCCTAGCAATGGGAGCGCCGTCCTTCTTCGGAGCGACGGACTCAACCGCCCTTTCGATCTCGCCGTCCCCAGGGCGGATGGGGACGTCACCGGTCACTTCTTCGCCTCGAGGAGGTTGGCGACCTGCTCACGGGCCTCACGGGGGATGATTCCCGTGACGAACGCCACCGCGTTCTTCTTCTCCGACACCAGGTGCTCGAGCAGGGCGTCGAAGACCGGAGAGGTCTTGAACGCCGCCTTGCGTGCCGGGTTCTTGACGACTCGGTTGCCGGCCCTCTCGCAGTAGGATGCGAGTGCGAGCTCCGTGATGGCCTTGACGACCTGGAGGTCGGTAACGGTCTTCTCGTCGAGGGCCATGAGCAGGTGGAGGAAAGAGTCGTCGTCGGTCATGGCGAGCATGACCTCCGCCTTCGTGAGGTTGAAGAGGAGCTCCTCCTCGATCTGACGGTCGTCGTTGAAGGGGTCCTCGTACTTCAGCTTGACTCGATACATGTGCGTGTTCCTTTCGAAAGGCCCATGCACCGGGTGATGCATGGGGGTTGATTGGTCAGTGGTTCAGTGCGGCCTTCGTGGCCGCGATGGACTCCTCGACCTCTCCTGCGAAGGAGAGGAGTTCGCGTTCGGCGGGCTTGCTCACGGCGATGCCGGCGCACGCCCCTCCGGTGAGGAATACTGCGGTCATCAGCATTCCCGCCGGAGGGCAGGCGGCGGTCAGCGCCGCGGACACGGCAATGCCGGTTGCGGTCGACCCGACCTTGCAGAGGAGACGGGGAATCCAAACGTGGTTCGGACGCATGGTGAATATCACCTTCCTTTCACTATGCGACGAGTGAAAACCCCGACACCGTGCGATTGACGGTGTCGGGGGTCGGTCACTCCTCCTCGTCCTCCTCGTAGGCGTCGTCCTCCTCGTCCGGGTCGGCACCCAGCGCGCCGATCAGGGCGAGGACGCCGACGGTGCCGCCCACGTAGAGGGCGAACCGTCCAGCGCCCTTCACCGTGGCGACGGTGCGGGGGTGGGACTGGATCCAGGAGTCGACGCGCTCGCCGAGGCTGGGCGCGTTGGTGGTGACGACCTCCTGACCGGTAGCGGTCGAGGTGTCGGGAGTCTGGTTGGTGTCGGACATTGGAGTTCCTTTCTAAGAGGTGTGTCCTTCACTATGGGTTGCGTGAAAAATATCAGCCGATCTTCCACCACTGCGGGCGAGGCGGAGTGATGAAATCGAGGGAGACGCAGGGCCTGCCGCCCTTCGAGAGAGCGGCGACGGTCTGCACCTCGACGAGCGGTCCGCCGATGGCCCATCCGAGCTCATCCCCGGAGGAGACGGCCTCGAGCCCGACGCGCTCATAGAACTCATTGAGGGAGATCGCATCGCCATGGATGAGCGCGTGGTTGACCGAGTTCACCGCCTGGTCAACCCGGTTCTTGTCGGCGGTGAAGTACCGTCCGGTGAAGGCGTCCTGCCAGAGGATATCCCCGTTCCCGACGAACAGGGTTCCGGGAGGCTGCTCCCCGGCCGCGATGGAGTCCTTCGCGGCGAGGGAGCGCACCTCGTTCCGGGCCTCCTCGGGGAGAGCCTCGACGGACCTCTGGAGCCTCTCGTGGGAGGACTTCATGAGCCCGAGGGCGGACACGAGCGACGCCTGGCGGACCAGGGAGACCTTCGTCCCCCCGATGACGCAGGCGATCGTGAGGATGCCGGTGATGGTGGCCGGCGCGTAGCACTTCCACCTGGCCCTCAGCATGTTGTAGAGGGTCTCGCCTCTGCTCTCGCCGATCTCGTACCGCACCTCCTGGGCGGCGAGGTGCCCCTGTGCGGCCTGAACGGCGGTGACGCCGACGCCGATGACCGCCAGTCCCGCGAGGATCTGCGGGGCGTGACGGCCGATGATCTGAACGGCCGGTCGGATGAACATGGTAATCAGTACCTCCTGAGCATCATCTGTCCGCAGGGCACGGGCTCGTCGGCGCGCCCCGCCCGCTTGACGCAGTCCTCGATGTTGGCCATGGCAGTGGCCAGGAAGATCTCCTTCGGGACGGTGATGTCGATGCAGGGATACCCGCCCATCTCGGAGCGGATCACGACCCCCCACATGGCATCGGGACCGTAGTACTTCTCAATGCGGATCTGGAACTGGTTGCGATCCTTGATCGCCCCGTAGTCGAAGATGAGCCGGATGCCAACGATGTCGTAGACGCCTTCGGTGTTCATGATCAGCGGTCCTTCCTGATCGCGGTCGCACGGACCATGTTCTTGTAGTCGAACTTGGGGAGAAGGACGAGGACGTTCTTCGAGGTGAGGGTCTTCTCGAACTCGTCTCTCGAGGGCTTGTCGGGGAACTGGATGATGAGCTCGTAAGCGGTGGACATTGGCGTTCTCCTTTCGAAAGGCCCATGCACCGGGTGATGCATGGGGAGACGTATATCTCACTATGGGTCGTGTGAAAATATCACAAGATCCGTACCCCTTGCGGAGTACGGAGCGGAGGCTACGGCCTCTTGTCGGAAACGAGCCAGATCAAGACAAGCAGGAATGCCAGGATCTCGAGCATGGTTCCTCCTTTCTAAGAGGTGGGTATCTCACCATGCGCCGAGAAAAATATGGTCCGAGTGCCCATCCCCCCTGCGACATTGTTAGTCGAACAGGGGGGATGGGAGTGAAGCGTCAGATTCTGATCTTGCTGATCAGACTGAACGCCTTGCTGGTGAGCACGGCCCACTTCTCCGCACGGATGACGAGGAGGATCCCGGCGAGCGATCCTCCCGCACTGATGACCACATTGGGGTCGATTCGCTCGGAGAGGCGCTTGATGCGCGCCTCCTTCTTGAGCCTTTCGACCTCGGAGAGGTTCCTCAGCAGGGAGGTGTACCGCTCACTGGCGGGGTCTCCGTCCTCGGACATATTCGTGCGGATCTCGCGGGCGAGGTCCTCGTAGTCGGGGGCGTCAGTCATGATTTCTCCTTTCGTAGACTGACTCTTCACTATGCGGCGCGTGAATATCCCCTAGACGTGGGACTTGACCACCCTCAGGGAGATCGTGGAGGGGAGCTTCTCGGGCTCCTCCTTCAGGGCGGCGCTGACCTCGGCCGGAGCGTCGACACGAGGATCGGACACGACGTTGAGCACTCCGTCGGTGGGCGGAGTGTACTTGGCGCTGGAGACGCCCAGGAGGGCGCCCAGGAACGTCGTGAACGCCGTGATGGTGGCCGCGATCGCCTGCGCATTCGGAATGCTCCACAGAGGCGCGAGGGCGAGGAAGAAGGTCACGAACGCGGGGAGCGCCACGAGCGTGATCCACTTGAGGGTGTCGTATGTCTTGTTCTTCATCCGATGTCCTTCTTGTCGTCCGGATATATGGGCAGGTTCTGGATCTCGTGAATGACGCGATCGGCGAGGCCGTTGCCGCCCATGTTCTGGTACGGCTTCGCGAGGTACTCCATGAAGTCCTCGTACTCGTCCAAAGTCAAATATCCGCGCCGTATGTGTCCTTTTCCGACGTGGATGACCCGATCGTGTGCGAGGCCGCGTATCATCTCCCGCGTGGCGCTCCGGTCGCTCGTCCTCCTCGACACCCAGGCCCAGAAACCCGAGGAGGCGAGCACCGATCCCACCACGGTGAGTATCAGCTCGATGTGATGTGGGAGCAATAGAATATCACCCCTTTACCGCTGCGATCGGATAGCACGCGGCCGATGACGTGACGCTTACCGCAGAGATCGAACCATTGGTCCCGACCACCGACGCGTAGTTCCTGTTGTACACGTAATTCAACCAGTGGTTCAACAGCGTGTTCCTCCAGTCCGGCTTCAGGATGAAGAGCGGGAGGATCATGGTGTCGTTGAAGTAGTTGATCGTGTAGTTGTCACGGATGATCGCCCCCACCCCGGAGGTTGAGATCATGGGGGGCTGCATCAAGCTTACGAGAACGTTCGCAGCGGAGACATTGTTCGGGATGCCGGCGGCATCATCAAACCCCGTCGCGTAATTGTGCGAACGATACATGAGCTTGTCGGATCCGAACACGTCTTTGAACCTGTTGAGTCCGACGGTCTCGATGGTGTTCGAAATGATGGCGGTGTTTCGAACGTTGTTCATCGGACCGGTGTTGAATTGAACACTGTTGAACAGGTTCTGGGCGAGAACCACGATATGGTTATCCGTCACGCCGCTCTGTCCGAGCCAGTAATTGAATCCCGCGATCACGTAACGGACATTGTTTCGAAGCCAGTAATCCCCGATCCACAAATCCGTGAAAGAACCGTCCTTGATGGCGCGTTGCTGCGTAGTGGTCATCGTCTCGCCGAGAAGTCTGCCTCGGAATAGGATGTTGTGGAGAGACGGCTCAGTCCCGAATGACGCGTAACTCAACCCCGCGAACGGAACGCTCTTGACATCGAACGCCCTGTTGATGAACGTCACGGCGGAGGAACTGTCCGGAGTTTCCTGGGTGATGTTTACGGGATCCCACTTCCGCAAGAGTGTCGCCACTGATTTCTTGAGGGCCGCGAGCTCCACGTTCGCGTCAGGAGGATTGAGAGCGGCCTCCTTGACGCCGGAGAACCACGTCTCCCATTCCTTCCGTATGTCGGCGAACACCTTGGTGGTGTCGATCCGGGTGTCCGGCGCGACGACCCACGGACACGCCGAGCCGCCCCGATTGTCGCGAATAACCGTAGCGTCGATCGACGAGGCGTTCGCCTTCACCGTGATCATGGCGATCGGGTACTGATGAAGCGTGTCCGTGTTCTCCCCTTCGGGAGTAACCGGGGCGGATGACGGCACTCCGGTGAGAATCCTCAAACGCGCGTAACGCGCCTCCACGGCCTCGTTGACTTCGATGCAGACGGTGTCGATTCGCGAATACGTGTTGTGCGCGGCGGTCAATCCGAGAACGAATGTCTCATCGCTCTCATACCACCTGTGGTTGAACCAGCACCTCCCCGACCCGACCTTGACCGACAAACCGGGCCCGGGCGATACGGCGAACGCCTCCTTGTAGTTGGCGAACACGCCGTCACGGATAATGCCGTCGAACATCTTTCCGATGTCGTCGGCATTATATCGTCGGTCTCCGTTGATGCTGTTGAAAAAGCCGCTCTTCTGCCCCATGCGTCCTCACATTCTCAATCCGGGGGTACCTTTGACGCCGTTCTGATCGAATGTCCATGTGTACTCTGCCACCAGCGCCTCCATGGACGGAGTCTCCAGGAATCTGGCGGCGCGAATATCACTCTTATCAACGTACGGGACCCAAGTGAACAAAGTTCCGAGCTCGTAATCCCGTCCGTACTTCAAACGATCGCTGATGGTCGCAGGCGTCGTTGCTACGGTTTTGATCTTGGACTGCGATTGAATGATTCGTTTCGCCTGGCCCTCATCGTTCGGAGTTCCGATTTGGGACCAGACATCGGTGGCTTTACTAAGAGTGGCCATCGCCTCCTGGTAGCCCATGCCGTCGATCGTGTACTTTATCACCTTCTCCACGCGATTCCAATGATGAACGTTGCTCTCGTTGTACGTCGGAGAACGGTACGTCCTGGTTCCCACGACGCGATAGTCGTTGTACACCGGGCTCCCCGGGGTCTTCATCTCCTCGATCTTCGGGACGATCACGAAGGCGGCGTTGGCGTACTCCGAGGTGGAGATTCCGAACTCCAGGGACTCGATAGCATCTGTGAAGTCCGGAAGAGTCGTAGGCGCGATCACGGGTATGAGACTGAGCGTCCAGTGATTCCGCTGATCCCCATCGGTGACGAGCTTGAACCCGTGCCTTTGACGAAACGGGTTCTTTCGCGAGCACGACGCCTTCATGGCGTCGAGGACTGTGTCTCCGACTTGAAAATCGAGAGTGTCGGCCCGCAGCCACTCGTCGGCTATGGCAGGGTCCTTGACGAGTGACAGATACTGCAAAAGACTCGAGTCGTTCAGCTCGTACTTGATGAGATCGAAAAGAGTCTTCTTGTAACCCGCCTTCGGCTGCCATATCCATCCCATGGGACCGATCGTGACTCTTCGGAAGGACAGGAGATCCTCCATCCCTCGATAGTTCAGGATGACCCTGGGCTCGTCCTTCTTCATCACGACGCGAGAGGATTCGAGATTCATCACGCGGTCGCTCTCGGAGAAATGGAGGTAGTGGCCGTTCGGGTAATTCCTCGCGTGAAGGGCCAGCGGCCAATACGAGATGGGGAGCTCCAGATGCGCTTCTCCGACGTCATCGAATCTCTCGGTCCATGACGCCGAATAGTAATCGTCCAGGATCAGAGTATCGTTCTCATGCGATCCGGCGATGGTCCAACGGGTTCCGAGTTCGATCATGAACATCTTTAAATCCCCCGATACTTGTTGTTGTAGGCCAGAGTGACCTCGGCGTTCGAACCGGACTGGAGAAGGATGCGATAGCGATTCTCCCCTGGATACATGATGGGCCAAGCGCCCTGGTCCCAGGCGGTCCATGCGATATCGGTCTTCGTTCCCTTGTATTCGTAATACGCGTACCGGGAACCCGCGACCGAGGAGATTACGAGTTTCCCTCCTGCTTTGTACAGCCCGGTGGGATTGCTCACCTGAATATAAGACCCTCTGGGGCCTTCGAACCTGACGTATTTTCCGGGATCGCCCTTCAAACGTATGGTCGTGACCATACCCACGGGAACATCGCCGCGGTATTCCACAACTCCGTAAGACGCATCGAGTAGCGTTCCGAACTCGATCTCGTCGGCGTACGTCGGGTTCTCGAAGGGGAACTCGAACGATTTGGTTTGGTTGGAAAGTAACGCGACTTCGCTCATCACGGAGTTGGCATCCGTGTAGAACGGGTCCGGACACAGGACGCTGACGACGTATGACGAATTGGCGCTGAAGACATCCGGCTCGAACGATTCGACATAGCCGAGCAGATAGTACTCCCCGTAATTCGTGTCGAAGACCAGCGTTACTTCCTCCTCCACGTCGAATACGCGATACAAGTTTCTTCGGATCTTCTCCACGTCATCGCCTTGCGGCGCCAGTGTGAATACGACGTTTCTGGTACCTACTCGCGATCCGTTGTAGTATCCGCCCGATTGGGCCCCGTAATTCGTGATGTAGATATCACTCTTCACGGGGCCCAATCCGTCGATCTTCAGGATCACAACTTCTGAGCTCCACGAGTTTCGAAGAGGGATTCTAAGAGTCGCCCCGTTCTTCGATCCGATCGTGACTGCGTTCAGCATGTTTCTCCTTCAATCAATCCCGAGTCGGCTGACCAGGTTCTTCGTCTGCCTGTAGATCTCCGACTCGGAAAGCGCCTCCGGGGAGTAGTTGTTCTGAGTGACGTTCACCACTCTGCTGGCGGGCTTCTCCTCCGGAGAGACTCCGGCGTTCGTATCGCTGGAAGGAAGCGACGCGGACATTCTCGCGCCGACATCGACCATGTCTCCGCTCATGGCCTCGAGGCCCTTGCGAGCCTCTGTGAGATCCACAACGGGGACGATCGTGGGCCGGAACGACGAGAACTCCGCGTCGAATCCGTCGGAGAGAGCGCGGTTGAAGCCGTCCTTCGCGTTCTTGGCGGCGTTCACCGTCTCGTCGACGAAGGCCTCGCCGTTGTCCTCGATGCCCTTCGCGGCGCCGAGCATGACGTTCTTGCCGACCTCCGCCATGAGCTTCGAAGGGGACGCGATTCCGAAGAACGACTTGACGCTCTCCCACGCACCCTTGCAGAAGCTCACAATCTTGTCCTTGATCTTGTGGCCCGCGTTCCCGATGCCCTTGACGATACCGCCGATGATGTCGCCTCCGATTTTGAGGAGATCCTTCGCGGAGTTGACGACAAACCTGGCGATGGCCCGGATCAACTTGCCAATGGCCGCGCGGAGGCGTCCCTCGTACGTGTCGATCGCGTTGGCCAGCCCCTCGATGAAGGAGATGATCAGGTTGAACGCCGCGGCGATGACGTCGCCGATTCGACTGGCGATTCCGTTGATGAACGCGAGAATCAGATTCACGGCGGCGTTCACGAAATCCGGAGCCCTCTGACCCAGGGCCACCAGCAGGGCGATGATGATGTCGACGCCCGCGGCGACGATCTTCGGGATGTACTCCACCAGCACCTGGATCGCTCCGTCGAGAAGCGCTCCGAGGGCGGCCACTATGGACGGCATGCTGGCGACGAGCGCCTCGCACAGGGCGATGATCAATGCGGCGATCGACTGAGCGATGGTCTCCCTGTTGTCGATGATCGACTGGAGAATGACCATCAGCCCGTCCATCACCGCTTTGGCAATGGTCGGAATCGTATTCGCCAGGAGTACGATCCCCCCGGCCAGAGCGGCGAACGCCGGAGCACCGACCACCGCGATAGCCGCGAGAAGGGCGGTGATCGCGGTCAGCAGAGCGGCAACACCGATGATCGCGAAGCCGATGGCCTTGATGGCGGCCACCAGAACCAGGAATCCAGCGGCGCACTTCCCGGCGAGGAATCCCGCGGCGATGATGACACCGAGCCCCACCGCCAGACCGACAAGACCGAGGGCCAGAGCCTGCCATGGCATAGACCCTAGAATCTTGAGGCTGCCGGCCAGCAGCACGAGTGACGCGGCCATGAGGGCCATCGTCTTCGCGCCTGCCACGTTCCCGTTCATCATCGTCGACGCGATGACTATCTCCGCCAGAACGGCGGCCATGGCGATGATCCCCTGAAGGACCACCTGCCATGGGAGAAGACCGAGGGCGACCACTGCGGTCGATGCTATTTGGAGGGACAGCGCCGCGGCGACGAGTCCCAGAGCCGCCTTCGGCTTGACGTTCCCGGCGAGGCGGGTGAGAAGACCGAGCTCGGCGACCACCGCTCCCATGACGATGATTCCCTGAAGGGCCACCTGCCATGGGAGCAGACCGAGTTGGACGAGCACGAGGGCCGCGACCTGCATGGCTATCGCCATGGCCAGGAGATTCAAGAACGAAGTGCTCTTCATGTCTCCTGCGAGAAGGGCGATGGCGATCATCTGAACCGAGATCAGCAACATGAGCGCCATGCCCTGAAGAGCCTCTCTCAGACTCAGGTTCCCCAGAATCTTGAGGGCCAGACCCACGAGGGACAGCGAAATGGCGAAGGCGATCAATGTCAGACCGGCCGAGGGGTTGATCTTGATCCCGTTGAGTCCCTTCGCCGTCGCGATGAGGGCTCCGGTGACGACCACCAGTGCTCGAAGGGCCTTGAGCATCTCGTCCTCGTCGAGGGAGCCGAGAAGCTTCGCGGCCAGCGCGACCAGCAGGATGCCGCCGGCGATGCTGATGAGGGACGTGGCCATGAGAGCCAGTGCCCCGCCGGCCTTGAGGTCCTTGGAGATGCCGGACATCGTCTTGATCAGCGCGACCACCGCACCGGTGACGACGCCGATGGCGACGCCGGCATTGGTCACCCCGTCGGAGTCGATCGTGGCGAGCAGCCACATCGACGCAGCGAGGATGGCGATGGCGGCGGCGACCGTGAGAAGCGCCTTGGCGTTGATCTGGTTGGCCGTCGCGTCGAGAGTCTTCCCGAGCGACTCGAGGAGCTCCTTGAAGGCCCCGACCGGGGCCTTGACGCTCTTGAAGGAGTCGGCCAGTTTGTAGATCGCGGTGACGAGACCCCCGGCGAGGATCCAGTTGACGATCTTGGCGAATCCGAGGTCGCCCTCCTCGATGCGGAAGGCCTCCTTGATGGCCTTGCCGACGCCTCCGAAGACGGTCTTGAGGGCGTTGGCCAGCGGAGCAAGATCCTGCTTGATCTTGTTGAACTTCGCCGGCAGCTCGGTCGTGAGCCAGTCGGCGAACTCCTCCCATTTTGACTTCGCCTGGGAGGCCGCGGCCGATGCGCTCTCCTGCGCGCTCGTCGCGGCCGCCTGCACCTGGGAGGTGTCGACGTTCGGAGCGCTGACGGACGACACCGCGTCCTTCGCGGCGCCCACGGCGGATCCGACGGAGGAGAACTTCTGCGCGAGCTTGTCGGCCCACGCGACGACCTTCGCATCGAAGGCTCTCCCCATCTCTCCGGCGAACTCCTTGACCTTCTCGTACGCCCGATGCATCGCGTCCGCGATCTTGTAGACCGCAGTGGCGAAGCCCGGGGCGACGGCCATGACCCGTCCGGAGAACACCTCGCCGAAGATCGTCGCAACGGTCTTGGACTTCTCCGAGAGACTGGTGAGACCGCTCTCGATCTTGCCCTTGACGGACTCCCCGAAGGCGTTGAGGGCGCCCTTCGCGGAGTCGATCGCCGGCGAGAACTTGTCTTTGATCGTGCTGGCGAAGGAGGAGCCCTTCTCGCGCAGCTTGTCCCAGCCCGCCGAGACCTTCTCGCCGGCGGCGTCCTTGAGACGACCGAATGCGTCCTTGGCGCCGTCGATGGCCCCGGTGAACTTCGGTCCGAGCCAGTCGCGGAGTGCCGCCAGCTTGGCGTTCACCCAGTCGATCATCTTCCCGATCGGGTTGAGACTGGAGATCCACTTGTCAAGGGCGATCGGCCCCTTTGCGATGGCGGAGGCGACTCCGAGGAAGCCGGTCGTGGCGCCTCCGGTGAGAATGCCCACCAGACTGAGAACGCCGTTCGCAACCCAGGCGAAGAGCTTCCCGATCTGCTGGATCGGCCAGAGCATGATGTGCAGGACCGACCAGATTCCGGCGAAGGCCGTGCGGAGACGGCCCGCGTTCTCCTCGCTGAGGACGAATATCGAGGTGAGCTTCTCCAGCCCCTTGGCGAAGGTGGCGAGCATGTTGGCCGGTCCGCCGGTGAAGACATCGCCGAACGCCTGCCCCAGAGCCTTGATCGGCCTGACCACGGCGAGGATGATGTTGCGGATGGTGTTGATCACCGCAGCGCGGCCGCCGAGATCGACGAAGGCCTGAGCGACTCCGTTGATGGAGTCGAACATGCTTCCGATCGAGTTGGACACGGCGTTACCGACCTCGGTCCACAGGGTCTTCGCCTGCTCGAAGTCTCCGATTATGATCCGCCAGAACGAGGCCCAGCCCGACCCGACGGCCTCCATCGAGGCGCCGACGACATCGGACCAGGTCTTGTACGAGGTGGCGGCCTCGAGGCCGGCCTTCGCGAACTGCTGGATCTGAGCGATCTGCTCGTCCGTGTAGCCCATCTCGCGGAGCTGCTCGTCGGTGAGGTCGCCGGTCATCTGGTTGAGGGTGTCCAGCATGACCTCGGCGGTCAGCCAGCCATCCTTGAGAGACTCCCGGAAAGACCCCTCCTTCTCGATGTACTCGTCGACGGCCTCGCCGTGCATTCGGGCTGTGCGCTTCAGGGCCTCCTGGAACTGCTCGCCACCCATTCCGGCGTTGACGACGGAGTTCCAGTCCATCAGCTTCACGCTGCCGGCGGAGATCGCCTGCGAAAGCTGGTACATCGCGGTCGCGGCCTGCTGGGACGTGGATCCCGAGGCCGCTGCGACGTTGGACAGGCCCTTGATGGCCGACACCGAGTCCTTCAGCCCGACACCGGCGGACGTGAACATGCCGATGTTATGCGTCATCTCGGAGAAGTTGTACTTCGTGAGATCCGCATACCTGTTCAACTCATCCAGAGCGGCGTTCACCGTCTGAATGTTCTCGCCCTTGCTCGCGGTGTTGGCGAGAATGGTCTGAACGGAGTTGAGCTGAAGCTCGTACTCCTTGAAGCCGTCGATGATCGGTTGGATCGCGAACGACTTCACCATGCTCACGCCGGCTTCGATGGCCTTGGTCGCGAGATTGCCCAGGGCCACCCCTGCGGCGGTGGCGAAGATTCCGACCCGGTTACCGGCGTCGGAGGCCCCGTTGGAGATCGAGGAGAAGTCGATGGCCCGGATCGAATCGGCGATCCCCGAGAGCGGAGACGAACTGATCTTCTCGGACATCGACTGCTTGAGGCCCTTGAGGCCGTCGAGGGTGCTCTTCACACCGCTCATGAACTGACTGTTATCGAACTTCAGAGATACCACTCTGGACTCGACGCTAGCCATTCTTCACCGCCTTCCAGACCCCGTCCGCGATCTCGTTCATTATCGGTTCGATCGCCTTGGTGATGTACTGCCTACCGGCGACGTAGCCGCCGGTGCCGGTGCCGTGCCCGTACTCGAGGACGAGCGCGATGGGTACCCCGTTGACGATGTTCGTGTTCGTCCACGTTATCGTCCACTTGTTCCCCTTCTGACTGATCTCATACCCCCACGACCCGGCAGTCTTCCCGGTTCGTCGAGGGGTACTGGAGGCCAGAGCGCGGACGCCCTTCTCTCCGTAGCGCGACAACTGAGCGGAGACTGACATCTTGCCGATCTTCGCGAGCCACGATTCGGTTTTCGGGAAGCCGCCCTTGGCCTCCAGTACCATCTCTCCCATTTTGAGCCTCAGGGAGCCTTGGCCAGGCCCTGCGACCCGTGCCAGCTGGCGTTCAGGGCCTTCTGGACCTTGGTGGTGGTGTCGATGCCCTGGACGCCGTCCTCCTCGAGGAGGGAGTCGTCCCCCGGGATGTCGGACATGTTCCAGAAGTGCTGGAAGCACTTCCAGGTCTTTTCCCCGTCGACGCCATCGACCTCGAGCTTGTAATCGCCCGTGAGCTTGTGGATCTCGTAGGCGTCGAGAGCCCCGTTGAGGAACGTCTGGAAGCGCTTGCACGCCTCCGTCCATGTGGCCGAGGAGTCGAGCCCCATGACGCCGCGGAAACGGGCGCCGGTCTGAGCCCCCCACACGCCGTCCTCGTCGATCCACCAGGAGGGCTTGACCGCGGGCGCCGATGAGGAACCGCTGCCGACCCAGGCGGGTCGGATGACGTACGCGATCCCATAGGACCGCTGGCGACGCCAGACGCCGTTGCCGGCGGACTGGGAGCCGTAAGCCCCGGACGAGGTGTTTCCCTCGATCGTCTGGAGGACACCGTCGCCGAGATTCGCCTCGACGATGCCGACGTGGTCGGTCGCGACCGTGCTGCTGTCCCAGTCGAAGATGACGACATCGCCGGGCTCGGCTTCGCCGACGGACACGAAGTACGCATCCGGGTGGTTCCGGATGTGCGCAAGGGTGACATCGGTGTTGTACGAGAATCCACCGATGGCGTCGATCTGTCCGGCCTCATCGAAGCACATGCTCACGAAGAGCATGCACCACCAGATCGAGGTGGACGGACCGGCGAGCCACGCCTGCCCGGTCTTGCGGGCCCAGTACCGGCCGGCCTCCGAGCCGGGCTCGGGGTCGTCTGGGGCGTAGTACCCGATTCGCTTGGCGGCGTGGTAAAGGACGTCGGCGGGTCCGCTCACGAGATCACCTCCGGCGTCTGGGGAACGTCATCGGCCCTGTCCTCGAAGGGATCGCCGACGCTCCTGGTGAGATCGGCCTCCTGCCGATCCTGTGGATCGCTCATATAACCTCCTATTTTGAGCGGGTCTACTGCTTAGGCGGAAGGGCTTCGAGTGCGACTCGCACCCGGAAGGTGAATCCCTTCCAGTCGACACCGAGATTCCTCGCGCCCTCGCCCAGCTGCCGGTTCGCGATCTGCGTGTACCACATCGGGCGCCCGTAGGACTTGAGCTTGGCCACGGACGCGGCGTTGAGCGTGTTGGCCGAGGAGATGATGCTCCCGGCCGGCGGAGGAGTGTTGACAACGGTGTCGTTGTGGTAGTGGATGACCTGTTCGGCATCCGGGACGACGGCCGCGTACCGGGTGCGCGCATCGGCGTCGGTCGGACCGGTGTAGAACTTGACGTACTTCGAAGCGTCGTCGCCGAACACGGTCTTTACCATGGCGGCGATGTTGTTCTCGATGCGCACGTTCCACGACTGGCTGCCGTCCTGGGGGAACTTGACGCCGTTGAGCACGAGGCACCCGACGTTGAGCTCCTTGCAGAGCCTGAGCCCCTCTTCGAAGGTGGCGATCTTCCCGCCCTTCGTCTTGAGCCCCCTCAGCGCCTCGAGAGTCGTCTGGTTGATGCTGGGGCTGGTCCCCTCCGTCATCGGAAGCGTGTTGGCGAACGACAGCACGAGCACATCGTCCGAGGTGCTCCGGACCCAGAACACGAAACCGTCCGCGCCGTCGGAGACGGCCTTCCGGAGCCGAGGCTCCGATGCGACGACGTCGTCCTCGTCCCAGTAGTGCGCGTTGAACGCCGCGAGATGCGGCTCGTCTCGGAACGGGTTCGGGACCGCCGGGGCAGGAGGCTCAGCGTGCTCTGTCCGCGGCCGCCGGAAGAAGGTCTCCCGATATGCCACGGCGAACTCGGCGGCGAGCGCCTTGCCGTACGCCTCGGATCCGGACCACGTGGGGTGAGTCCCGTCCGAGTGCAGGTAAATATCCCTGTTCCCGTCCTTCTTCGGGGTCCCGACCTGTCCGGTTCCCGTGAAGCAGATCGACGTCCGGCGAACCGGGGCCTCCGCCAGGGCGGATCCGGACCAGTTCTCCCGGAACTCGTAGCCGACGCCCTCGAAGTAGACGACGTCTCCCGCGGAATACGGCTTGCCCTGAACGAACGCCGTCGCGTTGCTGATACTCGTGCCGATCTGGTCGATGTACGCGATCGGGTAATCCTCGTTGAGCCTCTCGACGAGGGCCCGCATCTTCTGGTTGATGCCCGAGGTGGCGTCGGAGAACGTCGGCGGCGGGGCCGTCGGCTGGATGCCGGCCACGATGATGGGAATATCACGTCGCTTGCTCCAGACCTTCCGATACGCGGCCTCGGCGGCGGTCGCCACGGCCTTCCCGTCCCCTCGGGCCCTGTCGTTGACCGAGCCGAAGAAGAACAGGACGTCAGGATCACCAGCGAGGACGGCGTCGATCCGACTGTCGTCACCGAACACGGCCCTGCCGCCCTGTCCGGGACTCAGGTAACCGGTTCCGGTCTGATAGGACGGAATAACGTCGGCGTGCAGTTCCCTGCACATGACGGAGGCCACCCCCAGATAGGACGGAACCCCGTTCTCGCCCTCGGTGAAGGAGTCCCCGATGACGCCCACGGTGAGACCGCGGATGGGAGCGAGCTCGTTGAGCACCTGCCCGTAGGACACCGAGCCCCCGACTCGGATCGGAGCGGCGGTCGGAGTCTCACCGACGACCTCGACGAGGTAGGTCTTCTCGGATGGCTGAAGATCCTTCGCCCCGGGACGGAGAACCGCCGAGGTGCCCGGCAGCCCCATCCTCTCTGCTCGCGCAATGGGGTACTTGCGCATGATCACGACGGAATGACGGCGTCGACCGTGAGGGTGCCGGTCCCGCTGATCTTCCGGGGGATGACGGGGAGGTTGGTCTTCGGGAACTCGAAGAGGTAGATGCCGGCCTCCAGGCTCACCGTAGTGCGCGTCTTGTCGAGATAGACCCCCTTCTTCTTGAGGTCCTCCTCCTTGACGGTCAGCGGACGGATGACGACGGGAGTCGTGAAGACGGTCCCGTACTGAACGGTGGTTGCCATGATTCTCCTTACACTTGGATTGACAGTACTGTGGATACGGCGGAGACGATGGACCCCCGTGCGCCCTTCGCCGCGGCCGCGTCGATCTGCGCCTTGATGGAGGTGATGTGAGAGACCACCGGCTTCCCGGTATCCGTCAGCGTCTTCCAAATATCCGCAGACGCGTCCCACGACATCGAGGGGATGTCGATGTGCGCGCCGTTCACGAAATCGTTCCACCATGCGGAGCCGACGGACGACGGATACGCATACCCCCATGTCGAATATCCGCGAAGTTTCATCTGCTGGAAGAACGCCTTGTTGTCTCCGAAGAACTTCATGATGGTGCGGTCGCGCCGACTCTTGAAAATATCATGAATCTCATCGTAACGAGCGAATGAGTTCTTCGGATCGAAGACTATGACGCCGTCCCCGTAATGCTCCAGAAGCCAATCGAGACGGCACGGCGTCTTCCCGGTCCCCTTCAGCGCCTCGACGACCTCGGACCATGTCATTGTGGACGTCGAGCGATCCGGTCCTCCGAGGGACTTCAGATTGTTGTCGTGGTTCTGGAACCAGACGCCGTCGACGGTCCTCGCGGCCGAGAACTCGAGGGCGTCGACCCCGTGCGCCACGGAATCGGTGTAACCCTGGGCCGTTCCCTCGACCCAGCCCTGAGAGCCTCCGCGATGAGCCACGACGAAACCGCTCTTGGCGAGCAGGGCCGCAGTGGTCTTCGCCAGGGACGGCATGACGCCGGCTCTCCTGGCGAAGATCTCGTCGCGCTTCCTCCACACTGAGAGGATGCACGGCTTGGTCGTCCCGCCCTCGTAGACGGACACGTTCTGCAAAGGAGCCGGAACGGGCCTGACGATGGAGAACGCGAGCCACGCCGCGGGGACCTGCCCCGGAGGGCCGACAACGGGCGTGTGGGACGTGCGGGCCACGCGAAGGGCGGACCACGACTTCTCGGTAGAGACCGTCGCCTTTCCGGTGAACACGATGTTGCCGTCGAGAACGGTCCACTCCATCAACGGGTTCGCCGACGGCCCGTGACTCTGGGAGACGACGTAGGACTCCCGCTCGATTGTGGGTACTCCCTCGGCCCAGGGCGGGTCGCCCGGACGCACGTCGGCCTCGCCGTCGAAGATCATCAGGAACGCGTTCTGCCGCGCCCCCCAGAACTGGCTCTTGTTCGCCCACTGGATGTTCTGGGTCTGAGCGGGGTCGGTGATCAGACGTCGAGCGAAGTAGCCGCACCTGGTGATCCCGACGATCTGCTGCTGAGCGACGCCGGTCCATCCCTCCGGGACGGTCAGATCGCCCGGAGACGTTTGTTGACCACTCATTATGAGGACGGCGGTGTCGCCGACTCTTGAGGTGGCGCTGAGCGTCGTCGCCTCACCCTTGAACGCCTCCGCGTGGGCGAATCCTCGTAACGCGATGCTCATGGCACCCGGATCACGAGGGTCCCCTCGGGCGTTCCCGGGGGAACGGGGTCCGTGACGCCGAGGCGGAGGAAGCCGCCGCCCGAGGCTCCGGTCCCGGAGGAGAGGAGGTCGTCGGGGGTGAGACTTCCGGCGAGCATTCGCATCTCGGTGTCGAACTGACCCTCGTTCGACTCGATGTTGTAATAGCCGTCGTCGGTCGTGATGTCCACCACGACTCCAGGACGGATCGCGAATCGCTTCTTCTTGAGGTCCGCTGCCCCGTTGACGACCGGATTCACCAGAATCGTCGTCGGGCATGCCGTGAGCACGCCCTTGATGTTAGCCACGTCTTGCTCTCCTTCTCGCCGCTTCGGCGTTCCGCATGGCATTGAGCCTGTCGCGCTCCGCCAGTGCTGACGGAGTCGGTTTCCGGTTCTTCTTCGGATCCTTGAGCACCTGAACGGTTCGAATGAGAGTCAGCAGCCGATTCAAGTGCCAGTGCTCCACGTCCCCGTAAGGGATCTCGAGGAGGGTCAGCCAGGCGTAGATGAGTTCCGAGGTGACGATCTGCCGTTTCGGCGAGGATCCGGTATGATCCGTGATCGTCGTCGCGGTCATCTTGTCCTGTATGTAGTTGTTGACCCTGAGGAAGTCCTCTTCTCGGAAGCGCATGAGTACGGTCATCGGAATGTCAGGATCCGCCATGCACGAGATGTAGTCGAGCATCTCCTCGGTCGACCGTTCCTTCGGACCGAAGAACGGAACCTTGTTCCTCCCCTCCCATTTTGACAGGGAGAGGAGGGAATGCTCGAGCCGCACCGTCAACGCCGGCAGTCTGACGAACTCCTCGACAGCCTCATCCCATCCGTCGACTTCCGGCAGGTGCAGCTCGAGCATTCCCGGTCTCCTAAGCCGCGGCCTTCATGAGGGCCACGAGATCCGCCGGCGTGGGGAGCTTGGCGGGCTCAGTCTTCCGCCCGTAAAGGACGTCGAGCGCTGCCTCCATCTTCTTCGCCGGAACCTTCCGACTGTCCAGCTCGAGACGCGCCGAGGGGCGCAGTCCCGGCACGGGCACGGGGACCGACTCGAACTCCCACGAGAACGACTTGTACTCGGGGGACTCATTGATGGTGCTGTTGTCCTGCGAGGACGGCGACGCGGTGTTGCCGTAGGTGAGGTGGATCTTGTAGCCGATCTCGGTGCCGTTGGAATCGAGGATCAGCGTGCGCCACGAGAACCCGAAGGGCTGACGCTGCTGGCCCGTGGCGTACAGACCCTCGACCGTGGCGTCGATGAGCTTGGTGCCGTCGCACTCACGGAAGGACTCCGGGAAGCGGAACGCCTCGATGGTGCCCTTCGAGGTCTCGGCGCCACGAAGAGTGCCGTACAGGATGTTGTCGGCGTACATCTTCTGGGCCTCGGCCCCCTCGGGCGACATGTTCACCGCGGTGAGACCGTCCCAGACCTCGGCCTTGTTGTAGGCTCCGGTCTGATCGAGTCGGTAGATGACGCCGTGATCGGCGCCGTTCTCGCCGGTCCTATTCTCAATCTTGTCCCATTCCAGGGCTGCCATGATTCTCCTTATTGGAAGATGTCGATGATGTCGTGATGGAGCCCCTCGGACACGAAGTGCGAGACGTAATCGCTCCCTCGGAGATCCAGAATGCGTTCGATCGCCGGATGATCCGGCAGTCTGGATATTACGGTCGCCCGGTACTGGGGGATTCGCGCGTAACCGCGATTATCGGCGTACGCCTGCCAGTACTGCGTCTTCTCGTACACGATCGCCGGGTACGAGATCTTCAGATTCACCGGAGGATGGTAATAAACGTTGTTCGACCCGAGGATCCGAACAAGAACCTGGTGAAGGTCATCCCTCGTCATTGTACCGCGCTCCGAGAGTCAAGTACAGCCGGGGGCGCCGAATATCCGTGTACACGACGAGCCACTTCTCCCCGCCGAACTCGGCCCACCGGATATCGAAGGGATGCGTGAACGCGTACTCGTCTCCGACGATCGAGAGAATCTGACCGGACTGCACCTTCCCGTTCGGGTCCGAGCCCATGCTGTACCGATGGGCGTTGGTCGTGACGTTCCCCCGGTATCTTCGGATGACGGGAGTCTCGACGAAGATACCGGGGGACGTCTCTTCGACAGAGGAGAACGCGATTCTGCCGAAGTATTTCACGATCGCTCAGTTCATCTCGGGAAGCTGAGGATCGGTCGACTTCTTCGGGTCATTCTTGGCGCCGGCGACGGGAGCGAGGGCGCCGGTGACGATCACCGCGGTCCCGGGGTCCCGAAGCGCGCCGGAGCACCGGGTCTCCTGAAGGGCCTTCCGCTGGTTGTGGTCGATGTCGAACCCCTCCATGGAGGTGAGCTGACCACCGTTGTCGGTGCCGACGTTGTAGTCGCTCGGGAGGAAGAAGACGCCGAACACGTCTCGAAGGCCGCCCTCCAGCTGGATCTTGGCGCCCTTGAGCAGGGGGACGTTGACGAAACCGGAGCAGCCGATGGCGCTGGCGAGCTCGTCCCGCGTCCTGTAGATCCGGCGCCCCTGCTTGTCGCGGAGCCAGGTGAGCCGGTCAATGGTGCGCTTGGGCGCCCAGAACAGGGGCTCGCTCTTGCCCCGGTACTCGTCCAGCATATACGTCATCTCCTCGACGAGAAGGTCGAGGTTGGTCTTGACGTCAAGGGCGTCGCTGCTCAGCGCGTACTTGGGGGCGTAGAGGTCGTCCTCGGCGAGGATGGGACGAATGCAGTCCGGGTTGATCTTGTCGGCGGAGTCGGCATCGCGACCATCGCCGATGAGGAACGCTCGAGCGAGCTCCTCATTCATGTCGATGGTGAGCTGGCGCTTCATCCACTCCCAGATGTCGATGGTCGTGATGTCGAGCTGGTCATCGCGATCCAGCTTGGTCTTGACGACGACCGTCGTCGGTGAGGTCTGCCTCTTGAGGCTCTTGTACACGGTGTCGTACTTGAGCGAACCCGTGATGTAACCGCGGGCCCGGATCTCGTCGCCGGTGAGCACCGCGTAGCGGGACCGGAAGCGGGAGAAGGGGAGATGGGTGACCCCGGAGACCAGCCGGTTGGCCCAGGTCTGATCCCTCCGGAGCTCAGTGATGCCGCCAGTGTCCTTGGGCTCGGGGAAGAGCATCTCGGGATTCGAGATCCCGTAGCTCTCCGCGTGAACAAGGAGCGACTGCTTGAACGTCATCCCCTTCTTCATATCGGCGCCGATGGCCGCGACGGCCCCGGCGACGTCGACGTCATCCTGCTTGAGGTCGGAATCAGACCCCCGCTCGAAGACGTTGTGGGTGGTGGGGCTCACGTCGGAGTCCTTCCTCTCGGTTTCGGTGGTGTCGTCCTCGCCGGCGGTTCGGACGGTTTCGAGGACGATCGCCGCGACGGCGCGCTTCTGCTCCTCGGTCATTCCGTCGTAGATCTCCCCGACGGTCTTCTCCTTGGAGTCGTCCTCGGTCTTGTCGTCGGACTTCTCATCCGAGTCGTCGTGCTGGAGGACGAGCGGCTCTCCGCTCTCGATGACGATCTCGCCCTCGTCGGTGTAATAGGTGCCGTCCTCGCCGGAGTGCTCGAGCGCAACATCGTAGATGCGGGCCTCGGGGTTGGCCGGACGGAGAACGAGCGAGACCTCGACGAGATCCGCGTGGCTGACCACGTTGCCTCGGCGCTGGACGTTCTTGGCGTAGATGGACATGGCGCCCAGAGTGCCGGACCTCACCTGCTTACGGGCATTGTCCCCCTGCGGGGTGTCGTCGAAGAACACCTTGGCGCGGACTCCACCGCTCTCGTGCTTGAGAATGGCGTGCCCGAGCAGCTCGGACGACTCGGTGTGATTGTGCTGATAGACAACGGGAATCTTGTTCCCGTCCTCATGGGCGAATGCCCCGTTTCCAATGGTGACTCCGTCGGAGCACCGGACCCCGTATCGGGTGGCCCACCCCTCGCAGTCGGGAGTTCGGGAAATACCTCCCATTATGAGACCTCCTCGGTCGTCGGTTTCGGAACGTCCGGAGGGGACGTCGAGTTGATGTTCGCGTTGACGAGCTCGTCCGCTCGTGGATCACTGGCCCGCATGAAGCCGAGCTTCGCACGGGCCTCGTTCGACGTCATCACCTCGGCGGAGGTGAGCGCCTGGACGAGATCGCCCATGGAGGACATCGGGACGAGTTCGAACGGATCCCGGAACCACGCGATCCGCTGTCCACGACCTCGGGCGTTCTCCCCGAGGAACGCGTAGGACATCGTGGTCGCGATCTCACGGAGAATCGGGTTGAGAGTCCTTGTCTGATACACGAGCATCTGCTGCTCGGTCGCCGTCCCCTCGAAGATCTCCTTGGAGATACCAAGCGCCGAGTACACCTGGGTGGTCAGCCACTCCACCTGGGCCATCAGGTTGTTCTCCGAGGCCCGGTTGAGCTGCGTGACCTTCTCGGTGTCGTCGATCCAGCCGACCCCGTACTTGCTGTTCTCCATCTGACGCTCCAGAGACTTGCGCCGGCGTTCGGCGCGCTGCATCTGACGCTCACTGGAGACGCTGTAGGGGAGTTGGATGATCAGATCGAGTTTTCCCGACCCGGACTGCTCGTCGATGGCGTCGAGGAGGACCAGTTTCCGGAGAAGGCGACGAAGATCGGAGGTCGCCTCGTTCATCACCATGAACATCGGGTTGTTCACGATGGCGACGAGGTCCTTCTCGATGTTGATCTCCTCGCGCTGGCCCGTACGGTCGTTGTAGAGGGAGATCCGAACGCTTCTCGGATTCCACTGAGTCACCGTGCCCACTCGGAGGGAGAGGACGTCGAACTCCTCGGTGTAGAACGGATTGGCGGTGGTGTCCGTGGCGACGATCGCGGCATGGCCGTTCTCGAATAACGTCCAGACGACGTCCCGAAGGAACGCGGACCAAGTCTGATCGACATTGGCCATGAACCGGAAGCACTTGTCGAGAGACGACGGAATATCCTTGGAGTACTCCCCCGAGTCGGTCTGCTCGATGTGCCGGAACGTCGTCGAGGCGACGTCGATCGCGATCTGGTTGTACAGTTTCGTGGTGAACTGGTTCGCAGTGGTTCGGAAGGGACTGAAGAGCATCGAGCCGTATCGACTGCCCGAAGTCCCCTCATCGACCTCCCGACGCCTCTTCGAGGAGAAGAAGTCGAAAACACTCTCGAACTTCCTCAGCGTTGATCTGAGGCTCAATCCTCCTCCTTTCTAATCGAAGCGGTTGCGGTGGACCTTATAGGCGATGTACGCGTCCATGAGAGCGGCGACCGCGTCGATCTTCTGCTCCCGCTTGGCCTTGTAGAGCTTGCGGTTGCCGTTGGTATCCGTGAGGGCGATCGCGTTCCCCATCGCCCATTGCATGAGCGATTGGTCGAATATAAGAAGTCGTTCCGACGCCAGGATCTTGATCTCCCCGAGCGGAACCGACTCCGTCTTCGCCCCTTGGATCACCTTCTCGATGCCGTGGGCTCCGTGGCGCTGTTCCCAGCGCTGAACGAAGTCCTTGGCGTTGTAGGGGTCGTACCCCATGGCGTACACATCGTACTCGGACCGCTCAATATACCGATCAAGGTCCTCGTAGACCTCGATCATGTCGAGAACGGTGCGCTCCATCACCTGAAGGGAGCCCTCGTTGATGAACTCGTCATACTTCGCACGCGCGGCGGCGGGAAGAGCGTTCAACGTGTGCGACGTGATGTAGCACCTCGTCTTGACGCCGAAATCGCCGCCCTGCATCGGGAACAGGAACGTGAAGGCGCAGAAGTCGTCCCCCTGCGAAAGGTCGGCGCCCATCGCGCAAGACATGCGCCAGAACTCGACCTTCTTCTTACGGGCGAGCGTCTCCTCGTAGGTGAAGTAGTACGTGTACCCCTCCATCGGAATGCCGAACATCTTCGCCAGAATATCATTCCGGAGGGAGGGGTTGGCCTCCGCCCTCGATACGGCCCGCTGGTACGCCTCGTAGGAGATGGTCTTCCCGATATTCGGATTGGCCTTAAGCCACTTGTCCGGGTCGCCCACCTCCTCGACGGCGTCGAGGCGGTAGTGCCATATCGAGGTGTGGGGATCGTACACCTCACCCTTCAGGATCTTCAGGAGCTCCATCTTCTTCGTGTCGCCGACGCCGTTGCGCACGGTCCCCTCGGAGGATGTCGCGATGATCATCCATCCGGGCACCTTCGACGCGCCCTGCTCCAGGGCTTCGACGACGTCCTCGCGGACATCCCCCGACAGCCACTCGTCAACAGTGTTGACCTTGGAGCGGAGTCCCTGTAGACGGTCGACCGCCATGGGGCGGACCTCGATCAGGGAGTCGGTGATGAAGTTCTGAATCCCCTTCTTCGTGGGGTGGAGCATGGGGCGGTTGGCCCGGTTGCCCGTGGTGTTCTGCAACGAGCCCTCTGTGAGGAACGCGAACAGAGGACCCCGGGCCCTGGCGATCGCCGTCTTGATGGGGCCCATGATCTCCTCGGCCTGGATCATCGTCGGGGCCACGACCACCTGACGGGTCGTAGTCGTGTCGATGTTCAGCATGTACGACTGAATCAGGGAGGAGTACATGGACTTGGCCGCCCCCCGGCCGACGATCAGATACTGCTTGTCGACGAGACGGTGCTTGACCCGGCGGGTTTCGTAATGCCCGCCCACGCCGCTCTCGTTGGGGACGTAGACGCTCTGCTCCTCGAAGTAGAACCAGGCGAGCAGCTGCTCGGCCCAGACCCTGAACGACGGGAGAAGGGTGAAGGAGTCCCCGTTGGTGAGGGTGCACTCGTTCTCGCAGTATCTGACGAAACCGTCGATCGCCTCGTCGTCGTAGTAGTACCTCGGGTCCTCCACCAGATGGTCGATCCGGTTCATCTCCATCGAGATCTCCCGGCACACGGGTATCTCGCCGGAGAGGACGGCACGTTTGAACTCGGCGTAGTGATGAGGGATCGCGGTGTTCGACAGCATGATCAGTAATTCGAACCCCGGAGGACGATCTCCCGACTGATCGAGCGCACCGAAGCGTCGGGAACACGGACGGGTCCCGAGGGCTTCGTCTGCCGTGCACCGCGGCCGGCGCTTCGTCCTCTTCCGCCGAAGAAGCGGCGCTTACGCGTAGAATCGCTTTCGCCGCTTCCACCTTTTGGGTAGCCTTCCCCAGAGGGTGCGGGCCTGCCAGTCTTCGGAGTCTCTGGCGGAGGCGGGGATGACGGCTCGTCCTTCTTGGAATCGGCGGGCTTCTGCTCAGGCTCCTTCGCCGCCTTCTTCTCCTCTTTCTTCTCCTCTTTCTTCTCACCCTTCGACTTCTCGGGTTTACTCCCATTTTGAGACGCGTTCTTGATCTCCTCGACGATGTTGCGAACATCGTTCACCGTCGCGTTCTTCTTCCCCTTCTCCTTCTTCTGGGAAGCGGCGAAGCCGGGAATGACGCGATCGAGAGCCTGCGTTCCGATGTGAGTGAGCGCCTTCTTGCCGAGATCGCGACCCGTGTCGTAAAGGATGCTCTCGACGAGCTCGCGCCCCTTCGACTTCGGGGGCGGGGGCTTCTGCATGAGGGACTCGAGCTGGCGTTCGAGCTGGATCCGTCGGATCTTGCTCTGGAGCTCGGTGTCGGTCATGTCCCGAACGCGCTTGTGGCCGCCCTCGGTCTCGACAGCGGATCCCTCGGCTTTCGGCTTCCTCTTGGACGGGGGAGTCGAGCCCCGAGTCGTCGCCCTCCGAATCCCCCACTTCATTCCTGGGATGCCGTATTGCTTGAGTACGGTCATTTCGCCTCCTCGGCTATGTCTCGTATCCGATACTTGTACTCCGACAGGACCTTCTCGAGGGGGGCGACGTGGAACGAGTACTGCGGAGGATCGAATACCAGTCTGGTTTGGAGGTAGACGACGTTCTTGACGATCGAGAGCCTGGGATCCCAGTACACCGACGACCATTCGAGCTTCGGCGTGCACGTGAGAGGACCGCAGGCGCCGAGATCGTTGAGAACGGCCAGAGCCGAGTCGATGTGCATCATCACGTCGGCGTCGAAGGTCGTGTCCTCGGGGTCGATGCCGAGATACTGCTTCACGTCGGATAGTACGGTCATCTCACCTCCAGGGAATCATGTCATTCGGTCGGCGTTCGACGAACGTCGGGATCGGCGGTCGGTCGAGACCGAAGTGTATGGCGTTGTGCGTCTCGTGGGACACTGCGATCAGGAACTCCGGGTCGAGAATATCGGGATTGCGGGAATCCAGGTCCTCCTCGGTGATCGGGTTCATATGATGCACCAGGATCTTGCCGGGTATCGGATGGTCCGGATGGGCCAGATCGTAACCGGAATCCCGAACGATCACGTGATCGCGAACGCGGCGCCATGCCCGGGACCTGTAGAACACCTGATTCAAATATCGGGCCCACCCGAAGGTCGGCTCTCCGACGGTTCCCTTGATCTTCAGGTAGTCGAAGCGGTCGTTGTAATCCGGAAGCGACACCAGATGAGAATATGTCCTAGTCATCCGCGTCCTCCGAACTGCGATAGGATCGGAAGGCCGCAATGGCATTGGCCGCGATCTCCCCGCGATCCGTCTTGGCACGGGTCTCATCCGTGCGGGCGACGAGGAGGTCCCTCTCATTCCGGGCCTTCTGCAACTCTATCTCCGCTCGAAGGGACCCGAGCTTCAGAAAATGGACCAGGACGGTCGTCGGGGCCTTCCGGGCCTGTAGAAGCTCCTCGGCGTTGCGCATTGCGAGGCCTATGAGCTTCGTCTCCATCGCCTCCGGGGTCTCCGGGGGCGATCCGATGGCGTTCTCCTCCTCTTCCATCGCGTTCCTTCTCCTTTCCGCGACTCAGATCTGCCCCCTCGAACCGGCGAAGTGAAAGGAGAAAGCCCTCTCCGGGTCGAAGAGGCGGATCCGAATCGCGAATCGGCGGAATCCCACCGGGGATATTTTCTCG